AACCAGTTCGCAAACAGTTACAGCTTACTGCGGAGACGATAAGCCAGTTACAAACGGTATACCCGTAACCGCTGGAACTACATACACATTTAGTATCTATGCCGCCAAAGGCGCTGGCACTACAGCTAGAGCAGTTACGGCAGCTATAAAATGGTTTGACCGTTTAGGTAACTTTATCTCTACTTCTACTGGAACTGGCGTATCAGATAACACAGCGTTGTTCTCTGCGTCCTACAGACCATACGTGTCTGCTGCTGCTCCTTCTGGCGCGGCCTATGCCTGCCCTGGAGTTTCTATTGCCTCTATTGGAGGTAGCGCCTCTAATGAGCACCATTTCTTTGACGCAGCTCAGTTTGAGGCCGCATCATCTCCAACTTCATTTGATGAGGCACGGCAGCTGCACGTAACACTAAAAGCAAATAGAATTAATGAACTTATAAACCCACACTTTGTGGCACCAACAACCACTAGCTGGATAACATCTGGCGGAACTTCGTCGTCAGTAACAACGGTTCTTGAGCCTACAGCGACAAACTATTCAATAACCTCAACAGCTATATCCTCTAACGTAGCCACTGTAACGTTGAGCGCCCCACATAACCTTCAAGTCGGAGCCACTGTTTACATATCTGGAGTATCTGGTTCTGGGGTAACAGCAGGAAACTACAACGGAACGAGAACAATTACGGCGGTAACACTAAGCTCACTGTCGTTTGCCGTAACGGCATCCAACCAATCAGCTACTGCAACGACTGGAAACCTTTACCAAACAGGGCACACATATCAGGTAACAGCTAGCAGTTCTTCAGTTTCTGTTAGCTCATGGGACGGCTCTACAACGTCAGAGCTGTGCAATATCTTCTACCCATCTACTTCGTACACGTTTAGCGTTTATGCTCAAGCAGTAACTGCAACTGAGTCTATGACCGCGGTTATAAACTGGTACGACATAACACATACCCTTATAAGCTCATCAACTGGGGTTGCAACAAGCGTACCCACTGGCTCATGGGCTAGACCATACGTAACAGATACCGCACCGTCCAATGCGGCATATGCAAGTGTCAGCTTAGTATGGGGAACTACATCAGGTAACGTTGCATATCTAGACCAAGCTGTGTTTGAAAACGCTGGAACCCTGCTTCCATACTTTGATGGCAGTGGCGGACCAGGACTAACAACTGACTTTATGTGGGAAGGCAACGCAGTTAACGCTGGACGAAGCCATTACTACAAGAACAAGCTGAACGTTCAGACTCGACTTTACACGGACGTGCTTCAATCCCAGCTAGTGCTAGGCTCAACGGCGGCGTTGTACATAGGCCAGCCAAACACGTAGTACACTTTTCCCATGTTTGACTTACTACTTGTTGGAATGTTTACGGCTTTTGTTTTAGCGGTCTTAACCCCGCTTATAGACCTACTCAACGTATTCATTAGCCCTATTGCGGTAAACGCTGTTATCTCGTTGATAGTCTCAGCTGGCGGAAACTACCTAGTCTCTACTCATACTGTCAAAGGATTTATTATCAAGGCAGTAGCTGGGGCATTCTTTGGTCGCTTCCTTCTTACCGTGGGCGAGCGCCTTGCGACATACCGCCCTGTAGTAATCAACTCCGCTAGACAATAAAACTTCCTGTGCTAGTCTAGGCCTCCCCTACAAAGGAGGTCCGAATGGACAAGTACTATGTGATAGTCGCTGGTAACGGAATTACTAGCCGCGCTAATTTAGAAGCGCTTATGGAAGACCACTACTACGCTAATGGCCCTAAAGGAATATTGGTCCTAGCGTTTGATGGCAAGCCAAGCCAAGGGCAGATATTCGCAGCCCAGCTTGCAAAAGATAAAAACATCGAAACAGTTGTATTCAATACCAAAGACGATGCACCTGGCCTTCCGCCATGTAGCGTCGCGGTTGTAGATAACCCATTACTTGCAGCAGTCTCTTCTAATGAAGGAGAGAAAGCTTCTGCATTTGTTCTCTGGTCTGACGAAGACACAGGTTGCCTGAACCTACTTGCTTACTGCAAGAAGGCTGGCGTCCCGTGCTTTGACTTGACCGATGGGCTCAACCCGCTTACCGCCTCTCCAAAGGCCAAGGCACAAGACGCGCCTGAAATCCCTGAGGCTGAACAGGAAGAGGTCGAGGAAGAGTACGTTCTTCCCCTAGAAGACCCTGAGGAGGAAGAAGACATGGACGAGGACGAGACGCTTGATGAGGTCTACATGGCCGTTGAGTACCTAGTCCAAGCCATAGCCAAGGCTGTGCGGGCCGAGCTAAGTGCCTCTAATAAGCCTCAGAAGGGCTCTAAGGCGTGATTACAGCCAGAGCCATAGGTATCCTCGAGGAAATAGCCATGAGACCGTCCCACGGGGGCGCTGCGGGCCTTTCTCGGGTAGTCGGAGAAGGCCGAGAGGCTATCCAGAACGCAATCACCCTTCTTCGGAAGGAGGGTCTCCTAGAGACCATCACTAACCGCATGAGCAACGGCAAAACCGTCTCTACATTGCGAGTAACCAGTGCGGGTTACCAGTTACTGGAAACCCGTATCCACATACTACAGACACAGCTGAATAGCTATAAATCCTTTAATGCTTATTCTATAAATAGTAAACCGAATAGCGAAACAAGTTCGCGGGAGGCTCACGTGGAATATTACGAAACAGAAGAAGAGCGGCTTGAGGCTCAGCGTAAGCATTACGCCCGCAAGCAAGCTGAGAAGGCGGAGGCTAACCAGAAGCGCGTCAGCGAGAACATGGTTCGCCGCAGTGAGCTAAACGCCGCTAACTGGTCAGTCACGGATTCAACCTTTGAGTTCGCCAACCAGATGCACGGCATCTTCCACATCGCGCCGTGGCAAGTTACCCGCAGCCGATTTCGTTATGCCTTGGCTAACAAGCGCGCCGAGTTCGGTACTACTGGGGATGTAGAGATAGTCATGATGCGTTTGTACTTTGACAGCATCCGCCACGACACCCAGCTCAGTGACCCTGAAATGGTGTGGAAGCGGTTCATCACCCAGTTTGCTTTGTTGCTAGAAAAGGCAAAGCAGTCTATGGTTACCGAAGAGCAGGTTGAAGAGATTAAGCAAGAAATAGATAAGTCAAGAGATTGGTTGCGAAATGTATAACCTAGAAGAAGATGTAAAGCTTCGTCGCAAGACATGGATAAAGATAGCTAACATTCCAACCGCTCGAGTTGGCTGGACTCTTGAAGACTGCACTGACATTAGCGACGATGACATGGAGCTGGTTAATAACTGGCTCAAGCTGTTTAAACGTGGCGAGGTAATCCGTGCTACTAACAGCAAGTTCTGTGGCAAGGGTTTAATGCTCTGGGGAAAGCCAGGTCAAGGCAAGACAACACTTGCTTTGTCTTTGATGCAGGATGTGCTTAGAACTTTTTCTTTGGAAGAGTTTGATGTCAAAGAGGGTGGCGCGTTAATTCGTCCAGCATACTTCATTACATATAACGACTTGCTTAGTTTGTATGGCCGCGTAATTCACGACGAGGGCTCAGATGATGATGTAGTTATTTATCAAGGACTACTAGGTGAGTGTCCGAACGATGCTTATAACATTCGATTGCTAATTATAGATGACATAGGTAAAGAACACACCACTCAAACTGGTTGGCAAAAGAATGTATTACATCAAGTTTTGCGCACACGATTTAACAATGGTCTGCCTACAATTGTTACTACTAACATTGAGAAAAAGAATTGGGCAGGTCTTTACGGTGACGCCACAGAAAGCTTTGCTAACGAAGCCTTTGGTTACCTGCCAATTAACTCTCTTAAAGGTGACCTTAGAAAATGAAAGAGAATAAAGTGAGTAACGCTACTCGGTTAGTTCAAGTGTTTCTAAGCCAGTCTCACGTGCCTGGCCCAGGAATCTTTGAGGTATCCAACAACAAGAGTGGTGACCTATTCTGCACTTGCCCAGGATTTAAAGGGCGCGAGACCTGTAAGCACACTAAGTTCGTACAGGCTCGTCTCGATAATAACAACGGCACCTATCCGCTAGAGATTTCTAGCCGCGCTACGCAAGAAGATGCTGAAAAAGCAAAGCGCTCCAATCAGGACTTTCGTGAGTTCGTTATTAAGTTTGGAAAAATAGAGGTCTACTAATGCGTGGAGGGGACATCAGCAATGAGCTCCCCAAGAGAATAATCGTTACAACAGACGTATTCTTAGAAGTTGAGCTCACCGTTAAAAAACGTTTTAAGGTTGTACCAGTACCAGAGGTCAACCAAAAGATTAGAAGAGAAACACTTAGCTTTCTCTATCTATACACCGTCAAGCGCGGGATAACACTCGAGCTTGCATCCTTTGATTTAGACGATGAACGTCTGTCTAAGACAATGGATATTCTTGACAACATGGGTACTAATCCGTTTAGATACTTTACGGCGTATGAGTCGGTAGGCCACTTAGTGGCCGAGCTCCCCTATCGCCCCGAAGTGGTCGGCGTTTTAGATAAACCTGAACGACTGCTACGATACGGACACTGGGGATTGGACATCAATAGCTTATGAATAACGAAGCAAAGCTACTTAGCAAAGTAATTGAATCACGCGACCTTGGAATAATTTTAGAGCGCGGTGTTAATGAGGCATGGTTTAACGACCCTGCCGACAAGAAGCTATTTAAGTTCCTGCACTCGCACTACTCAAACTATCAAGAGTGCCCGAGCATGGATGTCATACAAGAAAACTTTCCTACCTATCAACTGCTTCCTGTTCAGGACAGTGTCTTTTATCTTGTAGACAGACTGGTTGATGCACGCCGTAAGTTAAACATTGTTAACGCAATTGGTAGTGCCCTTGATGCTTTAGAGAAGCAGAAAGACCACGAAGCCGCTCTTGCTTTGATTGAGCGCGGCATTATTAAGATTGAGGAAGAGGGACTTAACCGCTCTAACGACCTTGAAATTACTGCAGCCGCTAAGAAGGCTAAAGAGGAATATGAGTTCCGTAAAAATAACCCAGGGCTATTAGGATTACCGACAGGATTTAAAACTATGGATGACGCAACTTCAGGTCTACAACCAGGACAGCTAATCGTTATTGTTGCTCCACCTAAGACAGGTAAGTCAACTCTAGCTTTGCAGATTGCTATTAACGCGCACCTCTCGGGCAAGACTCCAATGTTTATGTCTTTTGAGATGAGCAACGCTGAGCAGAAGAGCCGTTACTACGCTATGCGCGCTCGCATCTCTCACCGCCGTCTTATGACTGGTTCTTTGACTCCAGAAGAAGAAGGCCGCTATATAAAGATTGCCTCTGGTATTGAGAACATGCCAGACAAGTTCTGGTTTGTAGACTCAGCCAACGGTCAGACCGTTAGCGCTGTAGCCAGCAAGATTCAGAGCAAGAACCCAGACATCGTATTCATCGACGGTACCTACCTTATGATTGATGAGCAGACTGGTGAGTCCAACACTCCACAAGCCATTACTAACATCACTCGTTCTCTAAAGCGTTTGGCGCAGAAGATTAACAAGCCTATTGTTATCTCAACCCAGGCGCTGACATGGAAGATGAAGAAAGGCCAAGTCACAGCTGACTCTATTGGTTACTCCTCATCCTTCCACCAAGACGCTGACGTTATCTTTGGCCTACAGCGCGAAGACGAGAACGTAGACGACACTCGTTTGCTACGCGTTATTGCTAGCCGTAACGGTGGCCTTAGCGAAGTATCTTTGATTTGGGACTGGAATACAGGACAGTTCCGTGAAGTGAGCGAAGACGACCTATGACAGTTGAGGAGATGACTGAGACTCTCTCCCGCCTTGGCATAGAAGTACTTGACACTCGCGGAGATGAGATTAACGGCTATTGCTATGCTCACAAAGAGCGCACTGGTCACGTAGACAACAACCCTTCATGGTGGATTAACGCCGACTCTGGCGCGTTCATCTGTTTCTCTTGTGGTTGGAAGGGAAACCTTTACAAGCTAATCGGTTATGTAACTGGTATTGACTACAAAGATGTCAATGACTGGGTAGGTTCAGCTGCCAGCATGGTGGCTAGGTTCAATAGGCTTACTAAAGAAACCAAGCCAGTTATAGAAGACCCAGTTACAGTTACTGAGTCTATGCTCAGCGCTTTTACTAACGTGCCAGAAGAAGCGTTGAAGTCCAGAGGACTTACAGCGTTCAGCGCCAAGTACTACGGTCTAGCGTGGGATGCTCGTAACAAGAATTGGATTATTCCTATCCGTGACCCGCTAAGCAACAAGTTACTAGGCTGGCAAGAAAAGGGTTACGACCGCCGTTACTTTAACAACCGACCTGCCAAGGTTAAGAAGAGCGGCTCGCTATTTGGCTACGAGCAGTATGGCGGCGGAGACATGATTGTCGTTGAGTCCCCACTGGATGTAGTACGCCTAGCTTCCATAGGATTTAATGGTCGAGGGGTAGCCACCTACGGAGCGATAATCTCACACGAGCAATTCAACTTGATTCGTGGAGCTGACCGCATTATCTTTGCTCTAGACAACGACGAGGCGGGACGCGCCAATTCCCTAGCAATGCTAAAGCTTGCGCAGGATATGGGTGTAGAGTGCTGGTTCTTCAACTACGGCAAGATTGACGTTAAGGATATTGGCGGCATGAGCTTGGCGGAGGTTGAGGAGGGGCTACAGAACGCTCGTCACTCAGTTAAAGGGGAGAAAGCAATCGTATGATTATTGGACTAACAGGTTATGCGCGGTCAGGCAAAGACACAGTTGCAAAGATTCTTGTAGATAGCTACGGCTACAAGAGAATTGCTTTTGCCGACAAGATTCGAGAGTTACTTGTAGAGATTAACCCCATCCTTGAAAACGGTCATACCCTTAACGAGATGCTTAAAGAGTATGGCTGGGAAGTTACTAAGGCTCGTAGAGAAGTTCGTCGCTTGTTGCAGGACACTGGTATAGGCGCTCGAGTAATCTTTGGTGAAAACTTTTGGATACAGCAGGTATTGCGTCAAGTTCATTTCCAGGAAAACTGGGTTATTACAGACGTACGGTTTTCAAATGAAGCCTCAGCCATTAAAAAATATGATGATGCACAGCTCTGGCGGGTAGAGCGACCAGGCGTAGGTGCCATTAACGACCACGTATCAGAGTCTCAGCTTGCTAACTTTGACGTTGACCAGACTATTCTTAACAGCGGTTCCGTAGAAGACTTGGAGCTACTGCTTAAGACTAGGATGTATAACTTAGTATGACTTTCACAGGTACGCTTCTTCCGTACCAACCAGAAGCCGTAGACCGTATGTGTGAGCGGGGGCGTATGCTGGTTGCGTACGACCTTGGTCTAGGCAAAACCGTTCTGACCATTGCTGCCATAGAGCGGTTGATGGATGAGAACAAAGTTACCGAGCCAGGCCTTATCATTTGCTTATCCTCACTTAAATACCAGTGGGCTAACCAGATTGAGAAATTTACTAATGGGTCTTCACGAGCTTTGGTTATTGATGGAACACCAAAGAAAAGAGCAGAACAATACGCAGAAGCTCTCGACTGGAGAAACTCTGGGGTTGACTACATTGTTCTTAACTATGAGCAGATTGTTAACGACTGGGAGCAAATCAAAAAGTTACCACGAGGATTTGTCGTCCTTGATGAAGCCACAGCCATCAAGTCTTTTCGCTCTAAGCGTTCTAAAGCAGTTAAGAGACTAGTAAGTTCTCCTTACAGATTTGCTTTGACTGGCACGCCTATTGAAAACGGAAAGCCAGAAGAGCTTTACAGCATCATGCAGTTTGTAGATGCCAGCCTTCTTGGTCGCTTTGACATCTTTGACCGCGCTTTTATTGTTCGCAATAGCTGGGGCGGCGTAGAGCGCTATCGCAACCTAGGCACACTGCACGAGAAGATGAAAGAAGCATCTGTCCGCAAAGCACAGAAAGACCCAGACGTCGCTCCCTTCTTGCCGGAATCTATTCACAAAGACCCTGTCTTTATTACCTTTGACCGCAAGACCTCTAAGCTTTACTCACGCATAACCACAGACTTGTTGCAGGACCTAGATGATGCTCAGGCATTGTTTGGTTCCTCGTTTAATATCAACGCTCACTACGGCTATGAGTCTAAAGGCGGTGGGCCAGAAGATGAGATGCGCGGAAAGATTATGTCTAAGATTGGCGCGCTCAAGATGCTCTGCTCCCACCCAGACCTACTAAAGACAAGCGCCACTAAGTTTGGTCAGATGACAGGTGAGGGTTCAGCTTACGCTGCCGAGCTTGTGCGTGAAGGTATGCTGGAAGGCGTAGACTCTTCCCCTAAACTTGACTACCTAATCCAATATGTAAAAGACTTCTTAGACCAAGACGAGGCTAACAAGGTTGTAATCTTTGCTACCTATGTAGATATGCTTGACAAGATAGCCGAGGCGCTAGGTCCTGAGATGTGCCGTTTGTATTCAGGCAAGCTAGACGCCAAGACTAAAGAGGAGAATAAAGTTGCATTCAATACGTTACTGGAAGTACGGGTCCTTATTAGTTCTGATGCAGGTGGTTATGGCGTCGATTTGCCCGCCGCAAATCTCCTTATTAACTATGACTTACCTTGGTCTTCAGGTGCTGCTACTCAGCGCAACGGACGAATCAAACGCGCTTCCTCTACCTGGGGAACCATTGTCATCCAAGACATCCTCATAGCGGGAAGTATTGAGGAGCGCCAGTTTGAGGCCCTCCAGTTCAAGACCTCCGTGGCTGATGCCGTTATAGACGGCGAGGGCATAGACGAAGAAGGCGGCATAGATATGTCCATAGGAAGTTTAAAGCAGTTCTTGAGCGCCGCTATCATATAGACTAGGACAATGCCTAACGCACCAAAGACGCCTACGCGTACTATCCGAGTCTCTGACGAGCTCTGGGTAGCCGTGCAGAAGAAGGCTGCCCTAGAGAAGGTGACCGTCACCAGCGTGATTATCAAGGCGCTGGAAGACTACTTGACACAGGAATAATTCCGTACTAGGTTCTCCCTATAAGACCAAGGGGGATACCGTGGAACTATCAGAAGTAAAGCGCAACCTGCGCCAGTACCTAGCACTTAAAGACGAGCTAGGTGTATTAACAAAACGCCAGAACGAACTCAAAGCTCGCCTCACTGAAGTTGTAGATGAGGTTGAAGCCAACGAGAGCGGCCATCGCGTATTTAATGTTGAGGACGATATTGCGGGAGAAGTAACTCTTACCCGCCAGCGCCGCGTATCTAAGACACTAGACATGGATGTTGCGGAAGACATCCTTACTAAAAAGGGAATCAAAGACACCTGTATTAAGATGGTGCCTATGCTTGATGAAGACGCCATCATGTCAGCTTTTTACTCTGGCTACTTAACAGAAGAAGATATTGACGCTATGTTCCCAGCCAAAGTTTCCTACGCATTCTTGGTAGACACCAAGTGACCTACGATTACTTTGCACAGGAGTGGTTTGGCGAGTGCGGTGCGTGTGGCACTGAGCTCTTTGCGCCAAACAAAGGCGCCTATATACTTCAATACTCTATACATACACATTCCAACGATTGCTTAGGAGGCTACTAATGGGTGACCCAAACGGAGATAATGCAGTACCTTTGCTTATAGGTCTTGTTGGAGTTATTTTTGCCATAGTTATGGGTGTGGTAATTGCAAACGCTCACGACCGCTCAATAAGCACGCCCGCAACGCCTAGCCCGCAAGTGACTGTAGCTACAACGCCAGACCCTAAGAGCTCGGTAGTGACCCTGCCTAACGGTGTCTCTGAGTTTTGCAACGGTACTACCATGATATACAAGACCACTCAGGCCCTAACCGCTGAGCCTAATAGTTCTGAGTGCCAGCCATGACAGACGAGATTGATGTCCTCTTCAAGGACCTTGATGAGTACTACCCTGGCAGCAAGCGCAAGCGCAAAGCCAAGGTAGAGAAGCCTCACGAGGTTGAGCCCGACCTTACGTGGGACAGCAAGCCCTACATGAAGCCTTTGCCTAACGGCATTGAGATTGAGATGTTTACTATTGGCGCGTTGGCAGCCGCACTGGGTCGCCCAGTTATTACTATCCGAACATGGATAAAGGAAGGCTACCTGCCTTCATCACCATATAGACTTCCCACCAAGAAGAACTCTCGGGGGGAGGACCAGCAGGGGCGTAGACTCTATTCCCGCGCAATGGTCGAAAAGCTCATTGAACTGTTTGACTCGGCTGGACTTCTATACATTAAGCGTATAGAATGGTCCTTACACCGACAACTCACCAATGAGATTGCCGAGGCTTGGAATCAAATCCGAGCAAACGAAACCAAATAAAAACTATGAAAAAGGATGATAAACAAATGGCAGTAAACCGAACAGACGAGTACCTAGTTACAGACGACGAGTTTGCTAACTCAGACGCTCCAATCACAGACCGTCCAGCTCAAGCTACAAGCACTGTAGTCCTTTCAGGTTGGGATGCAGCAGATGCAGCAGGCGGCGCAGCTCGTACACCTATCAGCGACTTTAAGTTCGTTGACGGCGAGTTCCAAATTGTAAAGTTCCTTGACCCAGACGGTCCCTTTGCAGTTTACAAACAACACTTCCTTTCACAAATCACCACAGGTAAGCGTTCATTCGTTTCCCTTGGTGCAAATGACCCACTCTGCGTAAAGCTTGGTAGCAAGCCTGAAGAGAAGAAAGCCTTCAGCATTGCAAACCTCAGCGCAGCTGGTGGACCACAGCGTCAAATTTTGACCGCATCCCCACGTCTCTATAAGTCACTGCACGCTGCACACTTCTCGCCTCAAGGCCCATTGACCAAGAACTATTGGGCAATCAGCCGTACAGGTAAGATGCAGTCAACTGTTTATCACATCAACGCTGTTAAGGCACGCGACCTCGCTGAGGACTGGGGCCTTACAGACATCGATGCGATTGAAGCAGCTATTGCAGAGATGAAGCCATTTGACCGCTCTATCATCAAAGAGTCAACATGGGAAGAGCTAGACGCAGTAGCTAACTCACTGCTCTAGTAAACAAGTGTGCTGGAGGGCCAGGCCCCATCCCCTGGTCCTGGCTCTTCAGCCTTTCTAAGGGGATACTTATATGAATATTATTACGACTAAAGAACAGCTTAAAGAGATGGTTGAGTACTATCTCAAGCAAGATGCTTTTGCATTTGACGTTGAAACTGTGGGAGACCATCGAGGCATCCCTGCCGTCAATGAGGTTTTATGGATTAGTTTTGCTACACATGGCCGAGGTGACGTTATCCCTATGGGCCACCCTAACGGAGAGTTTCTAGAAGAGGTCTTCCCTCTTACAGGTCAAGGACAAAAGCGCGTAGACGCTGGCTTACCTGCTCGTGAGTCTGATTACTCACGTGACAAGAAGAAGGCAACCAAGCACTTTGGTCCAGCACCCGAACAGTTATTTCCTGCCGAGGTATTCAAGGCAATCAAGCCACTGATGTTCAATGAGAACATCCTTACTATCGGTCACAACCTAGTCTTTGACTTGTCATCTGTTGCCAAGTACTACGGCGGTCAAGTACCCGCTGGCCCATACTTTGACACACTCATGGCCTCGTTCTTGTACAACAACCTTAACCGCGGCAAGCTAGGTCTCGACGACTGCTTGCAGCGTGAGCTTGGCTACTCAATGCAAAAGGGCATCGGTCACATGGTTGAGATGTATTCCTTTGATGAGGTTGCTAAGTACTCCTATCTAGATGCTAAGTACACATTCCTTCTATGGAAAGACTTAGTCCCTAAGCTGACTGCCGCAGATGTAGACAGCGTTATGAAGCTAGAGATGGACGTGCTGCGCGTCTTGTGCGACATGAAGTTGACTGGCGCGCCAGTAGACCTAGACCAACTACAGATTCTTCACGACAAGATTAGCGCCGAGATTGAGGCTGTTAAGTCAGACATCTATGCGCTTGCTGGTCGTGTGTTTAATATGAACTCCAACCCAGAGAAGCAATACATCTTGTTTGGGCCTAAGGAAGAAGGCTGCCGTGGGCTAAAGCCTGTTCTTCTTACTGGCAAGGGGCAAAAGAAAGAACAAGAAGAGATTGTTTACACCGACTACTCAGTATCAGCTGAGGCTCTAGAGCCTTTCCGTGAGAAGGACGAGCTGGTAGGTAAGCTTCTTGAGTACACAGACCTTAACAAGCTACTGGGTACCTATGTGATTCCGTACCTTGGCGGGGAAGTAACCAAGACTGTTAACGGCAAATCCAAGGTAGAAGAGAAGGACAGCCTTCTTATCAACGGTCGCATCTACGGTGACTTTGTTCAGTGGGGCGCCGAGACTGGTCGCTTCTCTAGCCGTAACCCTAACCTTCAGAACATCCCAGCTCCAGAAGACCCCGAAAAGGTGCCAGAGAATAAACAGTACGGTCGTATGATTCGTAACTTGTTCACTGCGCCAGAAGGTCACAAGCTTGTAGTTGCTGACTACTCACAGATTGAGCCTCGTGTTATCGCGGCAATGTCAGAGGACCCAATTATGATGAACAACTACCTGACAGGTGGAGACATCTATACAACCATCGGTGACACCATGGGGGTCAGCCGTAAGGCGGGCAAGGTCTTGGTTCTAGCTATGGCTTATGGCGTAGGTCCAGACAAGATTGCTCGTCAGATTGGCTGCAGCGTCCCAGATGCTAAGAAACTACTCAATGACTTCTCAGACAAGTTCTCGTCTGTGGATAAGTACCGTTACCGCGTGATTGGCGTAGCCCGCAACAAGGGTTATGTAACCACCCTGCTCAAGCGCCGCCGTTACCTGCCTGAGATTACCTCTCGTAATAACGGAGACCGAGCCAGTGCTGAGCGCCAGGCGTTCAACACGCGCATCCAGGGCTCTGCGGCTGACATCATAAAACTTGCTATGATACGTGCTCACGAGAGAATTCCAAAAGAAGCCAAGCTAATCCTCACAGTTCACGATGAACTGGTTACCTTGACTCCAGACCATCTTGTAGAAGAGACCAGAGCTGCTATCCGCGAGGCAATGGAAGATATTAAGTTACTTCCTATCCCACTTATAGCTGACATTAAAGTAGTTCAGAAGTGGGGTGAAGCCAAGTGAGTTGGTTTGATAGGTTTCGTAAACCAAAGGTAGATGTCATTCAGGTGGATGTGCCCATGACAACAATCCTTCGTTGGTATTTGTATGACACAGCCATGGCTGAGCCAAACAGTGTTGCCGACGAACTAGGTTTAACTCTTGTAAGCCAAGAGGGAGACTCTAAGGAAAAAGAAGATAGCGAAATTCGTGTAGGAAATATATTGCCTATACTTCCATACCTTGAGTCCATATCCGACATTAGCGCTAACGTATTGACTTCCATACATCTTAAAGAGATGCGGGAGCACAACTCAGAAATGGCTGAGGAGTTCGAGGCAGAAATTGAAACCATGGCTACTGTCTACAAGGCAGTAGCTTTGTCTACTTTGATTGGCGCTTTCTCGATTGGAACCACACTTGATTTAATTCACCTAGCAGGTATATCATCTGAGGTGGACGTAGACATGGAGGACTATGATGAGTAATAGTACAGATTGGTTTTCGCGCAAGATGGGTGCATCAGCACCACAGCCGCAACAACAACCTGTTTACCAGCAACCAGTACAGCAACAAGCACCTGCGCCACAGATGCCACAGGCACAGCCTCAAGCTCAGCCACAAGCGTCAGTGTCAGCGTCACGGTGCCCAGGTTGTGGTAGCGGTAACTATGGCTCATCCCCTATGGCACCAGAATCACGTGCGCGTTGTTACGATTGCGGTTATCCACTACAGCAATCAGGTAGCGGCATGGGTACAGGTATTACATCAGGGCCTGCCGCATCAGGCCCAGCTATTCCAGCAAAGCAAGTACAAGCAGGCGGTTGGAACCCACAGACAATCATTGGACATATTTAATGGCAATTACGGGAGAACTTGCGAAAGTATTTGCAAACATTAACAAGAAGATGGGCGCAGACACCATCGTATTAGGGTCAGATATCCGTGACGATATCCTTGACCGAGTAACCACAGGCTCTGTGGCTATTGACGTTGCCCTAGGCGGCGGATGGCCAGTCAACCAGTGGCATGAAATTATTGGTGAGGCCAGCAACGGCAAGACAGCATTAGCTCTCAAGACCATTGCAGCTAACCAACAGCGTGACCCAGAGTTTACAACTGTATGGGTTGCGGCTGAGCAGTGGGTACCTAAGTACGCAGAGATGTGTGGCGTAGATACCTCAAGAGTCTACGTCGTTTCTACTAACATTATGGAGGAAGCCTATGAAGCGGTCATCCAAATCACCGAAAGTAAAGCTGTTGATTGCATTGTCGTTGATAGTCTTCCTGCCTTGGTTCCTACGTCAGAAAATGATAAGGAGATGGAAGAGTCAACCGTAGGTCGTTCAGCTCTACTGACTAATAAGTTCTTCCGCAAGGTTGGCTTGGCATCTAAGCGCTCGCTTACAGAGCATGAGCGTCCTTTTATTGGGTTGATTATCAACCAGTGGCGTTCAAAGATTGGTGTCATGTACGGCGACCCACGCACCACCCCAGGTGGTTTGGGTAAGGACTATGCGTTCTTTACCCGCATGGAGGTTCGTCGTGATGAGTGGATTGAGGCTGGCTCTGGGCAGGAAAAGCGCCGCATCGGTCAGTCAATCAAGGTACGAGTACTAAAGAATAAGTCAGCCCCACCATCAACCACGGCTGTTGTTGACTTCTACTTTGCCCCAGGCGGAGATGTAGATGCTGGCGGTTTTGACTTTGCCAAGGAGATTCTATCTATTGGCATTATCAACAAGGTCATTGTCCGAGCTGGTGCCTACTATCGGTACGCCGAACGTCAGTGGCAGGGCGCGGATGCTATGCTTACCTCCATACGGGAAGAGATTGACTTGAAAGAGGCCCTTGAACGGGACGTACTAGATTCCATCAAAGCGGATTCTAAGTTTGCGTATGAAGAGTAAGGGTCAGAAAGAGTCTAAGAAGCACGAGGATAGACTTGCGAAAGTTATTGGCGGCCAGCGCAGTGCTGGTAGCGGAGCTTTCTGGAGTCGCAAAGGTGATGTCCGTTCACACGATTTGTTAATCGAGCACAAGTGGACAGGCAAAGCTTCCTTTACCGTTAAAGCCGCGGTTCTGGAAAAGATTGTCAAGGAAGCAATCCTTGATGGTAGGACACCTGTCCTCGGCTTCAGTCTTAACAATGAGAACTACGTTATGCTAACTGAAGATGATTTTCTAGAGCTCCGCCAGACTCTTCAGGAGCATATATGTATAACGACGTCGGACACGACGAAGGCTGGCGATACGACGCTAAGTGCCAAGGAATGGACACAGAGCTCTGGTATCCCCCAAGAGATAAAGCTCGCTACCGAGCAATAGCAGAAGTTTCTAAGGCCGTTTGCTACGGCAAAGATGGTTTACCCGAGTGCCCTGTGCGTAAAGAGTGTTTGTTATACGCAGAGAAGATGGGTGAACAGCACGGTATCTGGGGCGGCATGAGCCACCGTGAGCGTAACGCGCTAAAGCGCAAAGCCGCAAAGCAAAACCTTTCCCTTGAGGAATGGATAACCACTAAAGGGTCGTGATAGAGTTCCGCTCATGGCTACTAAATATAAACCCAGCGGGGCATTAAAGAGTTTTGTTGACGTGGGTAAAAAAGATACACGAGTCCTTGGTTCAGTAGAGCGCTTCCTTTTATCAAAGCCGCGAGACGAGTCTCGTCGAACAGATGTTCTACACCCATCTGAAATGGCAAGCGGAGAGTGGTGCCACCGAGCGTCCTATTTTCAGCTACTAGGTCATGCCCCACAAGCAACTCGTAAAGCAAGTTTTAGATTGTTGTCCGTATTTGAAGAGGGTCACGCTATCCATGCTAAGTGGCAGAAGTGGTTCTCCGATATGGATGTTATGTTTGGTAAGTGGTACTGCCCAGCATGTGAAGAGATGTTCTGGGGCGGAACTGACTGCCACGAAGGTCCACTTGAATACCGTGAAGTGCCCTTGTTCTATGAGCCACTCCGTATATTTGGCCACGCGGATGGTTGGTTAGTTGGCCTTGGCGACCCACTGATGCTAGAGATTAAATCCATTGGCGTAGGAACCCTGCGCTTTGAGGCACCAGAGCTTTTGATAGAGAACAACAACGACTTTGACAAAGCGTGGAAAGCTATCAACGCCCCATTCATGAAGCACATTACTCAGGTGCAGATTTACATTAAGTTGGCAGAGCTGCTGGGCTACGAGAACGTACCGCAAGAGGCAGTACTTATCTACGAAGCTAAGCCTAACCAAGAGGTAAAAGAGTTTGTCATTCCTAAGAGTGACTTTGGCATTACGCA